CCTTGACGCCGTACCTCCGGTCGATGTTGACCTGGTTCATTTCCAGGACGTCAGGGCCAAGCGCTCCACCCCGACCAGCCTTGAACATTGATTTGCCCAGGTAGTTGGTCGTCCTGCCGAAGCGCTTGCGGCGGCTCTGGGTGTCTTCCCACACATGGTTGACGAAACGCTCGCTGTCTCGGGCAGCGTAACTGCGAGCGTTGCGCATCTTCATGTAGTGTTCGAGACTCAGCCGCTGCACGGCCCCTCGGTCAGTAGGCAGCATGACGAAGTCCGGCGACGTGCTGCGGGCGCCTTCCAGGTAGATCTTATCGAAGAAGCCGGTGCGCAGGCGGTCCAGGTGCGTGTCGTTGGCGTCTCGGAGTTCTTGCTTGACCTCTCGGGTAATCAGGCTGACGGCCCGACGTCGGGTCATGTCCTGGACTGTGAACTCATTTTTGATGACTGTGTTCTGCCACTTGAAGATAATACGCCCCACTGATCGGTCAGGTCGAAGCAGGGCGTCTACAAATTCGCTTCCGGCTACCACCGGCATGGCGCTACCTCACATCGGGGCGATCAATGACCGTGACGCCGTAGTGCTGTGAGCCGTTCGGCCCGGTCATGAATTCCTCCAGATGCTTTTGAGCCGATTGAAGGTTGGCTCCCCACCCGATGCTGATGCCACCAATCGACATGTTGGTGGGCTGGTCCAGTGTGAGGACGGTGATCCGTGCTCGGATGGACTCTTCGATGGCGGCGTTGACCGCCTGGGTGTGGTCACTGCTCGTGGCCTCCAGGCGGTCAACACGCTCGTTGAACTCGGCGTCACTTTCCAGTTCGCCAATCCAGGACCGAGCATACGCCAGTTCGTCGCTAGTGGCTGGCATCGTCTTCCTCGAGAGCGGTGATGAGATCCGCCTTCTTCTGGGACGTGGGCTCCAGGCCACGGTTCTTGACTTCTGACGCCAACTCCTTGGCCGTCATGTCGTCGTATTCGAGACCGGAGAGGTCGTGCTCGACTTCCTCTTCACCCGGCCAGGGCTCGAAAGCCCTCTCGTTGATGTCGCCGTCCTTGACACCGGGCGGCAGGTCCTCGTCCGGACTGACCAGTACGGCGCTGCCGTCTTCAGTCAACACGGTTACGGTGCGGAGTCGCTGTCGGGGCATGTGATTTCCCTTCTTGTGGTCGGGCCGGGGCTAGGGGGTCAAGCCGAGACCCCGGCCCTTCCACAATCGCTGTTAGGCGACGTCTGCGACGATCAGTGCCTTCGGCGCTGCCATGGTGGGCAGTGCGACGGCAGTCGCCAGCGTGGACGTCTGGACGGGGTGCTCCTGGGTAAGGGTCAGAGCCACGATCCCAGGCATGGCGGTCTGATCGATCAGACCCTTGCCTGCCAGCACGATCGACTCGGCAGTGACACCGTAGAACGTCTCCCCCATGGGGGTGCCCGCCGGAGGCAGGCCGAGGACGAACTGAGGGTCCAGCACCGAGGTCTGTGCAATCGTGCCGTTGGCCTGGCCCACCCGGACCTTCACGTCGTACGTGGAGATCGGAGCAATTCCGTTGGCGGCGAGTACGGCGTCCACGACGTCCCGGTTGATCCGGTTGGGCGTGGTCCCGGCGAAGGCCACGGCCTGACGGAACTCAGCGTTCATCATCAGGTTCGAGACCCGAGCCTGGCTCATGAGCCAGGTGCCGGGGGTGGTGCCGTTCTCGTCCACGTAGAACTCCGTCCACGTGAGCAGGTCCGTCAGGGGCTTGGCGTTGGTCGTGTCCGTCCACAGGGCGATGGGAGTCACCTTGTGGTTGGCCGGGAGGCCGAAGTCCGCCTCGATCTGGAGACCGTTCTCGTTGAACGTCACCTTGCCCGTGGTGAGCAACTGACCCCTGGCCAGTTCGATGCGAGCCTGGACGGAGCGGACCATGAGTTCGCTGTCGTCGTAGATCGCATTGATCAGCGGGTCGTTGGTACCCCGGTCCAGCGTGCGCAGCCGGAGCATCTCCTCTTCACCGAGGGGGATCGCCCGGCTGACCGGGGGGATCTCACCACGGATCCGAGTGATGCCCGGACGCCCGGTGAACGGTGCCGGGGTGTCCCATGCACGGTACTCGGCCGTCTCCACATCGTTCAGCGTGCCCTGCCGAATCCGGTACTCGAGGTCCGGAATCTGCCTGTTGGGCAGCCAACGGTCGAGGGTGAACTGGTTCTTGAGGACCTCGTTGTCGTAGGCACGAACGTAGTGGGTCAGTTCGCCAACGTCGACGAGATCGTAGAGGATGTTCGGCATGTGTCATCCACCCCCTACACGTACTTGATCCAGGAAGTGACTTCCACCTTACCGGCGGCGTCCACTTCACCCTTGTTGTTGCCGGTACCCGTGAAGGCAGGCAGACGGTTCTCCCGCACGACACCCGTCCAGAACAACGCTGCACCACAGTCCGGATCGGTCAGGGCCGTGACCTTGACCTCTTCGAAAAGGTGCCCCACCAGGGTCTGAGTCCCGTCGAGGGCAGCGTTGTTGTAGGGGCCGTACTTCCCCGATGCCGTGATCACGCCGAGAGCAATGCCGCTGGGCAGGTAGCCCTGGGCGATGTGCTCTGCGTCGAACGTTGAGATGTCCAACGTGATCGGCAGCATGGAGTCGAGACCCATCCGCATGCGAATCCACGACTTGTCGGAGGCCTTGTTGAAGCCCTCCGATGAGGTCGCAATCTGCGTACCCACTTAGTTTCCTCCTTTGTGGGCAGACGGTTGGGGTTAGCCCTTTGCGAGTTCGGGGTGCCGCTCTGCCAGCCGGTTGGACGCACGCTCTGCGGCGCTGCCCTTGGGCTTGGACTTCGGCTGCCTCCCTGGATCGCTCCCTGGGACACGGGACTTCGGCGGCGTCTCGTCTTCGTCGTCGCCACCACCACCATCTCCGCTGAACAGTTCCGGCCACTCCTCCTGGAAGGTTTCTACGGCTTCCTTGATGTCGTCGGCGTCCGGCTCGTCATCCACGTTGAGACCGATGAGGCGTACTGCCCCTTCGGCCCGCTTGGGATCGGCACCCTTCGCCAGCAACCGCCGCTCCACCTTGAGGTTGAGGCGTTCCTGTGCGACTTCAGCCTTCTGGCGTTCGTTCTCGGCCTTTGTGGCCTGGTTGCGCTCACGCTCCTTGGCCAAGTCCTTTTCCTCTTCCGAGGAGCCGTCCTTGACCTTCTGGAATGCGGCCTTCATGTCGTCGACAGAATCGAAGCCAAGTTCCTTGGCCATGTCCTGCCGAGCCCGACGCTGGGCCTGCCCGACCCTCTTCTTGACGATTGCTTCGACCCTGTCCTCGCCGAACTGCCGTCCCTTGGCTTTGGGCGGTGGCTTTTCGTCGTCGTCGGTTTCATCGTCGCCGTCGTCGGTGTCGTCGTCAGCACCGTCGTCGTCCCCGTCGTCCGCACCGCCCGAAACAATGGGAACCCATGTTCCGTCGATCCAGATTCCGAGTGCCTTGTACTTCAGCATTATGCTGCCTCCATCGGAGTGGGTTTTGGGAACTGTAACACCATTAGAACGCAGGCGGTATCGCTGCCTCTTCAGGCAGGATAAACGGCGTCCCGCCTGGCACTTCTTCCCCTTCTACCGGGGTGCCGCCCACCGGCTGCCCGATACTGTCCAGCGGTACTGGATCCAGGCCCAGCATGGCTCGGCTGGCGTTGATGTCGCCGCTGGCTTCGGCCACGGTCTTGGCGCCCTCGTAGTTCTGCGACATGATGCGGATGACTTCCCGTTGGATGTCGTCGATGGGGTAGCCCGCCTGCATCAGCAGGCTGACGCCAGTTTCCAGGCTGATGGCGTGGTTGGCGATCAGGTTCCAGACGATGGTGCTGGTCTCCTGCTTGTCGGCAGGCAGGTATGCACCGAAAGCCAGGTGAGGCTGCACGAATTCGTCCACAACTCCGTTTTGCATGAACATGCGCAAAACGAACCTGAGCAACATATCGTACTTGTCCTGTCGCACGAGCCGCATGTGCCTTACCATGTTGCTATGTGGCTGGAAAGACAATGTGAGCACGATGCCGCTGGGGACCTTGCTTGGGTCAATGCGACCCAGCAGAGTATTCGGGATACGACCGTTCACACTCATGCGGTCCAGGAGGGACTCCTGATACTTGAGCAGTGCGTCGAGCGAACGGCTCGTGTCCAGGAGTTCCGCACCGTTCTCGCTCTCGAATACCTGACCCGGCCCGTATCCCGTCACCTTCCCTTCCTCGTTGCGGCCCAGCGTGCCTCGGACGCTCAGTGGTGGGGTGCCGGTCGTGGCACTGGCGGCGGCTAGGTCGGTCTCGCAACCCTGCACGTCGTCAATGATCTGGAGGATTGGGCTCAGGGTGCTGGTCCCGTAGTGCTCGTCTTCTGCCACGGTGTTGGGCAGGTGCACCACCGGGATGAAGTCGATCTCCAGGTCGGTCTCCGGCTTGATCTCGGTGCCGGTGCTGTTGCTGAGATCGTCAATGTCACCGTTGAGGTTCTCGTCGTTGCCGATCTCCCACTCCCGCTCGAACATCCAGCAGGATTCTGTGTGGGGCTTGCTGTTCCATGGCAGCGTGGTCGTAGTGGTGGTGGGACGCATCTCCCAGGTGATTCGCCTCAGGAATTTGCGCTTCCGGCCTCCCACATTTTTCTCGTACTCCCAGGCTATGTGAATTCGTTTCGGCCAGTCGCTGTCGTTCTCCCAGTCGTCCAGCACCGGGAAGTAGAAACCAGGGTCGTACACTCGTAGGCGGGGCCGCTCGTTCTGCTCGCTCCAGCCGAGGACGTACACGGCGTCGCCCAGTTTGATGGCCTTGCGCTCGGCCTCGTTCAACTTCAGGAGAAAGCGCTCTTTCTGCATCCAGTCGGTGATGAGATCGAAGACTGCCGTCGCCGGTCCTGAGACCTCGTTCTCCGACGGTGGGGCACCTTCGACCGGCGGACCAATCTGCTCCAGGGCTGCTTGCTCATCTGTGTAGCCATCCACCTGTAGGTTCTGCTCGTCGCCAATGATGCTGGAAAGCACTGCCTCCACCACCAGATACGGGTCCCCATACTCTCGGCGCCCTTCCTTGACCTCTTCGTCTTGGGTGTTCAGCCAGCGGCGGGCGCTGGTGCGGTAGTAGTCCTCCAGAATCGTGTACGCCGTCAGGCGGCGTCCGTGTTCCTGTGCCCAGTTGGGCACTGCCATGCCGTGGTGGATGGTCAGGCGGTTCTGGAACGTCTTCTTGTAATCCAGGAAGGACCACGGATCGACAATTGATTCGAGCGTTCCCCAGGTCATCGTCTACCTGCCAATCGGTAGTCGTCGGCTTGCGACTGATTGATTCGGGTCTTGGCCACCATCATCGTGTGCATGGCCCAGTTCAAGGCGTCCATGCGGTCGGGTGACCAACTGTCGTCTGGATCCTTGGCGTCCCAGGTGGTCATTTGCTCTTCCAGTTCGGGGAATGACCCAATGTGGTGAACCCTACCCTTCTCGTACAGGTTGGCGACAGGTTCAGCCCGACGGTCCTTCCCCCGTGAGGTATGCGCCACCCGTACCGGCAGCGTGTCCTCGTACACCTGAATGCTGTGCTGCACCATCTCACCGCCGAAGTTGATTTCGGCGACGATGAAGTTGGCCTCCCAGTCGTAGTAGGCCTCGATTGCCCGCTTGGCCCATTCTGCGGTGGTGCCGTGCAGGCTGTAGTCGGCGAGGACGAAACCGTGGGTCATGGCCGTCAGTCGGGGCGGGCAGTTGTACCAGTATTCGCCATGCGTCATGGCGGCGACCACAATTCCGGTTTCGTCGCCCATCTTGCTGCCAGCGGGGTCCACGCCGACGCAGATCACGTCGTAGTCGTCGGGGGTGTGCATCAGCCCGATGCGATTGTCCTCGATCCAGGCAGGCTTCCACAAGGCGCCTTCCACGTCTTCCAGGTACTTGCCCAGAAGTTCCTGCTGGCCCAGGCGGGTGCCTTCGTAGTCGGTGTACAGGTCTTTCTTGACCTGCGA